GATTATAGAAGACCTCCAGCAATTACTAAAGAAGAATTAGGTAATAGATATGATTTAGCATTTGGTAAAATAACTGAAAAGGAGTTTAAGAAGCGTGAACGCACAAGAAGAAAGTCAAGTAGTTGACAGAGAACCCTGTCCATCATGTAGGAACAAGGGTAATGATAATTCAGGAGATAATTTAATAAGATACTCAGATGGTCATGGCTATTGCTTTGCCTGTGAGTACTTTGAAAAAGGAGATGGAATGACATACCAAACTACTATACCTACTAGCTTAAGTCTATCTCCAATCAATGGGGAGTGTGTTGGAAAACCTGATCGTCTTATTGAAATGAAGACTACCAAGCTGTATGGATATCAAACCGCAAGAGTTAATGGAAAGAATGTTGACATCGCTAATTATTATCTTAGCAGCGGAGAGCTTATTGCTCAGCATCTAAGATCTGAAACTAAACAATTCCATTGGCGTGGAGATACAAGCAACCTACCTCTGTGGGGTCAACACCTATGGAGTGGCAGCGGAAAGAAAAATAAACGATTGATTATTACAGAGGGCGAAATTGATTGTATGACATGTAATCAATTGCTTCAAGGAAAATGGCCTGTGGTTTCTTTACCAAACGGTGTAGCTTCAGCGGTGAAATCAATCAAACAAAACCTAGAATTTGTCACAAGCTACAACGAGATCGTACTATGCTTTGATCAAGACGAGGCTGGTCGTGCTGCTATGGCTAGGGTTGCTGAGATTCTACCTCCGGGCAAGTGCCACATTGCATCCCTACCATATAAGGATGCCAACGAATGCTTGATGAAGAATACTGGCAAAGAAGTTATCAATGCGTTGTGGCAAGCACAAGTGTATGCGCCTGATGAAATAATACATGTTAAAGATATTGTTAATAACCTAGAAAATATGGAGCCTAAAGTATATGGATTCCCTTTTGATACGCTTACTGAATTCCTTGTCGGTCAACGATCAGGTGAAATTACTTTATGGTGTTCTGGAACAGGATCCGGAAAGACCACAATCCTCAAAGAAATGGTCATGCACCATCTTGAAGAAGGTCGTAGTGTCGGTGCTATTATGCTTGAAGAATCTCCGCAGGAGATCTTAGATGATATGATTTCTATCATGATCAACAGACCAGTTCGTGCGCTTAAGGCAGCAAAGACTATGAATGATCTTCGTATTAAACTAGGAAAACCTCCTATTGATATGAGTATTGTCAGTGACTTTACTGATGAAATGTATAACGATGCAAAGGAAAGGCTTAATCAAACCAACCTGTATATATACGATCACCTTGGTCACAGTGGTTTGAATAATCTCTTCGCTCGTATGGAATACATGGCAGTATCTTTAGGAGTTGAAGTAATTATACTCGATCATATTACCGCAGCTGCTGTTGGTCTGGCTATGGTAGAGGACAAGTTTGACTCTGAAAGAATGGTCATTGATAATCTTATGAAAGAAATGAGAAACCTTGTCTCCCGTACTGGAGTACGGATTGATGTGGTATCTCAACTTAAGAAGACCAACAAAGCATACGAAGAAGGAGATAGAATTACTCTTCAAGATCTTCGAGGCTCTGGATCCTTAGGTTCAGTTCCCAATACCGTGATAGCATTGGAACGAGATCGACAGAATTCTGATGATCGTCTTGCTAATACTACAACAGTTAGAGTTCTAAAGAATAGACTGACTGGTAGAGCTGGTGTTGCTTCTGCTCTATACTATGACAGAGGCACAGGTAGGCTTCGTGAAATTGTTTTTGCCCTTGACGATACTGGACAGATTATGCTTGGAAATGACGAATGAGTATTGACTGGAAAGAAGTTGTGTGGTATAATAAGTATTGGAGTAGTCTTCAAGATCAGGACGAAGGAGATGATAATGAAATTAGTATTCGATATAGAAGCGAATGGACTGAACGAATTGATACTAGACAGGAAGGGGAACGCGATACCCTCTGGAACTAAAGTCTGGTGTCTCGTTGCAAGAGATGTTGAAACAGATAAAACATATACTTATGGACCCGATGAAATTTCTAAGGGTATTCAGTTATTACGTGACGCTGAGCTTATTATTGGGCATAATATTATTATGTTTGATAAACCTATGCTTGAGCGTTATTATGGTCCCATTAATACCCCTACTTTTGATACTCTGGTTGTAAGTCGTATGATGTATCCAGAGAAATCTAATCACCCACTTGGAGGAAACTCCTTGGAGTGTTGGGGTCGAGAGGTTGGAGTTGAGAAACTAAACTATCAACATGGATGGGATGTGTTTACTCAAGAGATGATGGATTATTGTATACAAGATGTTAAAGTAAATGTTAAAGTTTATAAAGCTCAGCAAGAATTTGCTAATAAATATCCCAAGCCTGTTTGGCTTGAGCATAATGTAACTGATATAATTAGCGAACAAACTATCAATGGTATTGGTTTTAATCTTGAAGCTGCTGAACAATTGGAGTTTGATTTACTCATTGAGAAATCTTCAGTTGAAGATAGTATGAGAGAGATCTTTCCAACCAAAGTAGAAGAACGACATTCTGAAAAGACTGGTAAGAGATTAAAGGATAAAATAACTATCTTTAATCCCGGCTCTAGAAAACAAATTGCAGAAAGATTGTCTGAGAAATATAATTGGAAACCACCTCAAACTGAAAAGGGAAATCCTAAAGTAGATGAATCAGTACTTAAGAAGTTAAAATATCCTGAAGCTACTATGCTTGTAGATTATTTTAATAACACTAAACTTATGGGTCAGGTATCTGACTGGGTTAAGAGATCGGAACATAGCCGAGATGGTAGGATTCATGGTTCTATTAATCCACAAGGTACAGTCACAGGTCGGATGACCGCAAGCCAACCCAATCTTCAACAGGTAAGTGGAGACAAGCGAGCGAGAAGATTGTTTGTTCCTAGAAAAGGATGGGTTATGCTAGGAGCTGATGCTTCTGGACTTGAAGCTAGAATGTTAGCGACTCACATGATGAAGTATGATGATGGAGCATATGCAAATGTTCTTCTTAATGATGATATACACTCTGTAAATCAAAAAGCTGCGGGTCTTCCTTCGAGAGACACCGCAAAAACTTTCTTCTATGGATTAATATATGGTGCGGGTGATGCAAAGATTGGTAAGATTGTTAATCAATCATCACACGTAGGAAGAAAACTTAAGGAATCCTACTTTGCTAAGATTCCTGCTATTAAGAAAGTTATTGATGATGTTAAGTTTCAAGTAGCCAAGAAGGGTACTATTACTTTATTAGATGGTAGAGAAGTTCCTTGTAGATCAGAGCATAGTTCACTCAATGTTCAGCTTCAAGGTGACGGTGCAATTGTTATGAAGCTTGCACAAGTTTTACTCCGAAAGAAAATGGGAACCAATCCCGCTAAATTTATGGCAACTGTCCATGATGAGTGGCAAATGGAATGCTATCCTGACATGGCTGACAAGCTAGGTCAGTGGGCTGTAGATTCTATTCGTGAAGCCGGAGAAAAACTAGGATGTATGCAGCTTGATGGTGAATATCGTATAGGTAAAGATTGGAGCGAAACACATTGATTGAAATATATATTTTATTTAGTGAACTCAAAGCACCTTGGGGAAAGGTTGTTAATATCCTAACAGGCTCTAAAATTAATCACGCTTCTTTAGTTGTTCGTGAAAAAGGTATAGATAATTTAAGAAATATCTTTGCTTTACATTGTGATATAACAATAGGATGTCGATGGGTTTCTTTTGAAACTATGAATAAGATTACTAATCCCATAGACATTTTATATTTTGGGGATGTAAATCCCCCTAGTATGCTCTTTGAAAACATAGAAACATATGATATGAATCCTTGGATAATGACTAGATATTGGTTAACAAAAGGATTTAAGAAACAAGAACTTCCTAATTGTTGTACACAACCAATCATTAGTTGGTTAAATTACTTTAGAAATTCAGAAGTCTATTCTAAAGAAGATAATTATAGTCCTATAGAGCTTTGGAAAACACTTAAGACAAGGTGTCCTAGAAAACAAAGTGTTATGGAGAAGTGGAAATGCAAATCATTACTATAAGTGGTCAGGCTAGGGTTGGAAAAACAACTACGGCTAAGATAATAGCAGAGCAAGCGTTTAGACTTGGTTTTATACCAATGTTTCTACCGTTTGCTAAGCCAATCAAAGACCTAGCAGAATCTGAGGGAATTAACAAAGACGATTCTCCTGAAGAATATAGGGAGTACTGTCAAAATATTGGTAAGGCAATGAGAGATAAGGATATAAATCATTGGATTAAATCTTGGGCAAAAGACCTACAAAAAATAAAACAATCTGAGTTTAAGGATTTAGAAAATGAGAAAAAATATTGGGAAAGAGTTATCATCTCAGATGATTGTAGATATCTTAATGAATTATCCAGAACTAGGAAACTCGGTGCATCCCAAATATTTATTACTGCGGGAAAGAGGTCGTTACCTGAGGCAAATGCAACATGGCGTAGCCACGAATCCGAACAGCTGTCAATATCAAAAGATATGGGT